AAAATGGGCAACTTATGGGAAGTTTTATCAGCTTTCCTATCCTTTGTATAGTTAATGCTGCGCTTTGTCGCGCAGCTGTCGAGTTTGGCCGTCAGAGAGTTTACTCTTTGAAGGAAGTCCCCATGTTTATCAATGGGGACGATTGTTTGTTTCCCGCGAGTAATGAAAGTTATTCGTGGTGGCAGACAATGGGCTCTGAATTGGGTCTCCTACCTTCTGTAGGGAAGAACTATTATAGTTCGGAGTTTTGTGTCATAAACAGTACTGAATTTCGTCTTCGAAAAGGGACGATTTCTCCAGTTGCTGTTTGTGATCAAACTCCGTATCTTAATTTAGGTCTTCTCTATGGTAATAAGAGATCACAGAGCGCCGATGAGTCGTCTGTCTCGGCGGGGTCGATTGCCAGTGAGTTCATTAAGTATCGTGAACTCCTTGGGGAATGTTGGAACGAAGAATTTCGCACTGATTTCATCAGGCTACGCTCTACGCTCTTGAAGCGTGTGCCTAACTCGTGGGCCTTGCCTCCGCATATGGGGGGTCTGGGTCTAGTCGACCGGAAATTGACCAGGTTTGAGAAACTCTGGGCCACTTTCTGGCGCGACCACCCTAGAGACCGATTCTCTCTCACATCGATCGATGAGATCGATCACCCATGCCTTGCTAGGATGGCTGCAGAGGAACTTTCTTTGGGAGGTCTGATAAGGATTAAGAGTCTATCTGAGTTTATCTCAGATGGCCTCTCCTATCAAGACTCTCTCGAAGCGTTCCGTTTGCAACCTAATAGTAAAGCTGGGAGTCGCCTTGCAACAGATCTCTGTTGGCAGGTTGGAGTGGAGGAGAAAGAGGGTAACGAAATTTCTGAAGTCAGAAGAATCCGATACATGCGGAAATGGCAGAACCTCGCGAAGCGGGCTGTACGCTATAGTGCACCTATATGGCATGGTGAGTCCTTACACAGTTATGGACCCTGTTACACTTTGCCAAAAGCATCAATACTCTTCAAATAGCAAGAGTATAAGCTATGAAATGATCATTCAAGAACGACCACTGTCGCATGACAGTAGTTGATTCAAAAGTTATATAAGTCGTTCGTAATATCGATATCCCGAAAGGGCGATTACTTACGAGCGACCTATGTTCCGTTATGTAGAGTAACTATCTACCTTTATCTATATTTAATAAATTGACAGAGACTGTTCCGAGTTAAGGAACAGGGACTCCGATCTTTGTTAAGTCTAGGTAGAGCGGGACGACTTTTGTATCATCTGCTGGAACTGCAGTGGATATAAAGTTTGAGAATGAGTTGGCACGGGGCCAATATTCCCTTCATAGCTTATAGTGTTAGACGGCTTCCCTAG